CGTCTGGACGTGTGAATGTTGCGGATGATTCTTTTCCTGCTTTACTGCCCGTTACTTCAACATTAACGGTGTCAGTAATTTTCTTGATCCCGTCTATGTCTTTCAGAAGAGTTATCAGGGCATGTAGATCAGATATTGTTTTAACAAGTTCTCCGGCGCCAGTTATTCCCCCCAGGAGGTCGGAAAGGGTGATATCAAAGCTCTCAGATATTGCTTCCAGTATATCTGCTTTATTTATTACAGTATCGTCCTCTTTCCTAACCCGGCCCGTCTGCGGCGCCATCGAATCTATTTTTTTTGTAGTCAATTAATATCACCTCTTTTTCTAGCCGCTTGTGAATCGCCTAACTTCAACCTCAAGCTGCTGGTGGCGGTTCATTACATCGTCAACATTAATGATTTCAAATACGGCTTCATCCTCTACCCGGACTACCCTACAATCCTGAGTAACGCCGGGGATGTACCACAGCTTTAGCGACGCCGGTTCCTTGGCCTGCACAGCTGCAGCCTGGTATACTTCCCCGCCAAATTTGTTTTTCCATTCGCAGGGAATATCCTCATCCAGGATGTCCGTCCAGGTTGGATCCGGGAAGCCGTTATCGTTCGTCCCAGGAGTTGGGCTCTGGATTCTAATCATCGTTGCCATCGTGCCGAATTTAAGCATTTACATCCCCGCCTTAAGCTGTCGTAAAACTTATAACGGTAAAATTCATCGTCTGGCCTTTTTCGTCGGTTACACTGTTAATCACAATGGAATACCCTGTTGCTGCTTCCAGGCTTACATCCGGAGTAATGGTCAAGACCTTGCCGGTTATGTTCAGATCTATATCTATTGATACACTGTCTTGAGTATCTGTTTTAACCAGGTAAATATTATAGGCCGTAATCCTATTACTAAAAGTCAGCACCGGTGCAACTGAGATAGTAACACCCGTATCTCCGTCAGCCGGGTTGCTATTAGCTGTAAGTAAATAACTCATTGCTGCAAGCTGCCCAACATTCATCAAAAACACGGTAGAATACTTTATTTCCCCGCCGTCAAGCTTCCATATATCGGTCACGCCGGTAACAATTGAACCGACAGCCAAATCGCTGGCCAATACTGTATCAGACACCCCGGCGCCAGACATAAAAGCCTTAACGGTTAATAGCTTTTGAGTAAGAGGATTATCAAAACCGGTATTACTGACCGGTATTCCAAGGCCAATTTTCACTTCAGTCAATAATTCAGCGTCAGTCATTTTATCAATCCCCCTAAAAGGGAAGGGGAGTTTTATTTACTCCCCTTAAACTACTAAATAAACATCAACCGGATTACCATTCAAGGAGCTGGCCAGGTCAATTGTATTACTCTCGATTGCCGTAGCACTGACGGTAACGGTCGGCTCTGTGCCCTCCCTGGTATTGTCCAGGAAAGTCATCCCCGGAATCACTGTATTGTGCGCCAGCTTATATGGCAGCCCCAGGATATCATTCACACCTACGGTTATCACGTCGAGGGGGACACCTGCCGTTGTATTGGCCGAAGCTCCCACGGTGACGGCGGTTGTCGGGGCATCTGTCAGAGCGATTTCCATCGTGACATCATTGGCAGCATCGGTCTTTGCCGTGAGGTTTATTTCCCCGGCTGAACCGCTGACCGTGAAGAAGGCACCGATGTCTTCGTCCGCAGCTAGAGCAGCGCGAATTTTATCGGCTACCAGGGTGACTGTACTATCGTCCTCATCGACATTGACATTGACTGCTTTCGGAGAGTTGGTCATGCCAGCTGCCGTAACTGTTACAACGATAGTGCCCTGGGCGTCCGCTTTATGAGTAACCGTAACGGTTTCTTTTTGCAGTACCGGGAGGACGCCAGCGGCTGTATTCCCGGAAGCCCCGACTGTTACACCGGTGCCATCTGCGTCTTCGAGTGACATGGCCATCGTCCCGTCATTAGCAACCCGCTCTTTAGCCGTGATGACGATATCTGCGCCCGTGCCGCCGATTGTAAAATACCCGGAAACATCGGTATCCGCATTCAGGGCAGCCCTGATCTTCGTGGCCACCTCCCCCACAGCATCGTCATCACCGGTGACATCGACGTTTATATCTACAGGGCTGTTATCCATGTTAGCGGCAGTTACCCGGAATACAAGAGTACCGGCCCCGCCTGATCCGGCAGTGACCGTGATCGTCTCAACCTGGGCTACGCCGAGAACGCCGGCAGTTGTATCTGTCGAGGATCCCACTGTCACACCGGTCGCCGGGGCATCAACCATTGCTATGGACATTGTCCCGTCGTCGGCTGCGTAGTCTCTAGCAGTAAGCAGTACCGCCCCGGCAGTACCACCGACGGTGAAAAAGCCGGCGATATCCTCATTTGCAGTAAGAGCGGCCCGAACTTTTGCAGCTACCTCAGAAACAGTATCATCGTCTGCCGTTACATCGACGTTTACCGATACAGGGCTGTTATCCATCCCGTCAGCCGTGACGGTAAAAACAAGAGTACCGTCCTGGTCGCAACCGTGAGTAATATTGATGGTCTCCTGTTGTTTAGCAGGGGTGTGCGTCTGCTCCGGGAGAGTTATTCCAGTTACATTTTTAAACGCCTTGGCGCCATCTCTGGGAGTAGCCCCGTTAAGAGCCAGTGTTTCGGTTATTTCCTCACCGGCATAATTCTTTCCGGTGACAACGACATTACCAGCTATTCCGGAAACATTGCCCACCACACTGAGGCAGCGGGGATAATCCGGATCGGATATACCGGCTGTGATCTCCTGGGCCGCAGCGCCCAGGTTTGTAGCCGACAGGATTGCATCGGCGTCCGTAGCGATGGGATCATCCAGAACCAGGTGAGCAAGAAATGCTTGGCTAATATTTTTACCTGCATCAGATTTAATTTTCTGTCCCCTTGGATCAAAAGGTCTCATTTTGCACCTCCATGATTCATTTTTCTTTAAAGTAAGATTAAAGCGGAAAAATATCTGATTCTTCCGCTTTAATCTTTATCAACTAATTATTTGCTATTGCTTTTTTACTATGACTACACCGTTAGGATCGATAAGTTTTCCATCAGCGATCAAGATAGCCTTGTCAATCCATTCATTGGTGTCATGGTCGAAGTACCGGAACATCATCATCTGCATATTGGAGTTGAAGCCGTAATTCTGCAGATTACAGTAGATAGCAACGACATCACCGGAAGAGGCATCGTCATAATTCGCAACGACATCGTCCTCAACAAGAATAACCTCTTTGCCGCCGAACCGCTCCTGGGCTCCGTCAGTGATACCGTAATTAATACGGCCAATGGGCTGACCGTTTGCATCAACCATGCCGTCGATATAGCCCTCAAAAGTACCGGAGGCCATAATAAACGCGGCGCCGGCTTTATAGGCAAGAGGCATCTTTCCAAAGACCTTCTTCTTCCAGGAGCTCCAGTCAACAAAATCATCTTCCGACATTTCAACAATCTGCGCTGCGGGAACCCTGGAATCTTCTGTTATTCCGAGGCATTTTCCTGTCCCGTTTCCGGATACAACAGCCAGATCTATTGCCTGCACCATTGCGCTTACAATCAGGTCTGTTACAGTTCCTTCAAACCCAGTAAGCGTTACTGTATCGGCAAGCAGCGAAACAGATATTTTACACTCAAGACCATAATAGCTGAAAGTTATGCTTGTATTTGCGGTAACTTTCTTTTTATCTGATGTAGTGCTTTCACCGATCCATGTAGCAGTCGGTTTAAGGGACAGGATCGGGATTGTTATGCCGCCTTTAACGTTTAGCTTTCTTACCCGGTTGAAAATTTGACCGTAAATGGTTACTTTTTTTATAACCTCATTAAGGATCGTCGTCGGAATAATAGCCGATACCTCAGAAGTCGTGGTCATTGCATCGACACGCAATTCAGGAGTTATTTTGCCTGTTTTAGCGAAATTCATAAAAGCAGTCCGGTATTCCAGGGTTGCGTATGGATCCTCCTCTTTTGTCCTCTGCGCCGGTAACTGTCCAGGCTGGGGCTGCATCTGACCAACACCGTAGGTTCCGAGTATCCGGAGTTCGCCAACAGGCCCCGCACCCCTCTGTTCCATACCGGGATCTTGTCCTTCGTTGCCTTCGGCGCCGGGCTGTTCATCCGGGCCGGGCTGTTCATCCGGGATGCTGTCAATCATGCTGCGAAGCTCAACAATTTCCCCGTTAAGAGCTTCCAGTTCAGTATTGATACTGCGCAGTTCTGCAATATCTTCAGTAGCATTTGCTTTTGTGCCGAGTTCTTGTTTACGGGCTTCTTTTTTAGCCAGTAAAGCTAATAGTTTCTTTTTCATATTTCACCTTAACCTTTCATCAATATTTGAGTTCTTAGCTTTATGCGCTCCAGCTCGTTTTTTTCGCTATCCAGCTTAGACCGGGCACTCTCCAGTGCCCTTGCAGCGCTCTCCAGCGCCCGCTGGTCGGAACGAGCATATATATCAGTACCCGTATAAGCGGGTATTGACGCCGGCGTAACTTCGAATACACTGCCTATATCAGTTACATAGCGGGTTGGCATGTCTGTATCCAGGCCTTCCCACCTGTCCCCCCTGACAGACATGATAAGAGACATTCCGCTGATATCGCCTCTTTCTATAGCACTGTATACAGCTCTGGCATCAGCGTTTTTATCTACATCAAGCACTGCCCTTATGCCTAATCCTTGGTCATCAACCTGCAATTGCAGGGTTGAATTTGCATTGTTATTCCTGCTCCGGGCAATCGGAATCATAAGATCATGATTACAGACACTCATTAACACGTCGGTAAAATCAGTTTTGTCGAAGGCTCCCCGTTCAATGACCTCATAAAACCAGTTGCCGATAGTTGCTCTTTCTCCGAATACTGCAGCATGCCCATAGATCACATTACCTTCCGGCTCAGCCTTTAAATCAGGCAGAACAAAACTGCGCATCTCTGCGCAGTCTTTTGGAATCACTATTTTTTTATTCTTTGTTCCCGGCATTGTTGTTTTCCCCTCCTGTTTCTTTGGCCATTCCAGCACGCCTTAGCTGGTACTCATTCGCTATAGCCACGTCAATGTAATTAAGGCTCATAACACGCACGTTGCCGCCTTCATAAGGCTCTATTCCGAAGAGCGCCAGAAGCTGGTTATTCGTCATAGCGCCCCGGTTGCCTATCCCGTCCATTATTAACAGTTTGTTTTTGACATCCATCAGCTCTAAACGCTGCTGGTAAAATACTATCTCGTGGCCAATGTCCTGCTGCCGCTGTGAAAAGAGCGTTCCCGAAAAGGACTGTCCAAGACAAATTACAATAGGTTCAAGCGTTTTGTTGTAAAACGCCTGATAATCGTCATCAGTATATTTTCCGCAAAGGATAGGCACCGACACACCAAACCAGTTCAATACCTTGCCATTTAAAAACTCCAATGTGTCCTTATCGATAAGCTTCGGGTCGATGTTTATAGGGGTGTAATCACCCTTGAGATCCTGGGTAACTATTCCAGATTCACCAGCTTGAATAGCTTTTTCGAAGCGTTCTCGTTCAGCCCGTTGCTTATCATCGTCCAGCATGGTGTTTATCTTCAGAATTCCACGTACTGACAGGCTTGTTTTTATCGCCTTTCCAAGCCCTTGCATTACCGTATCGTTTATCTGTAATACCTTGAGCAAAGCGGTATTGTCAGGCTGACCGTTTAAGCCTCCGCCCATGATGTCATGAACTGAAAATTTCTTACGCAGGTGAATGACATCCGAATAAACCAAGGTAAAATTATCACCATTCGAAAAATAGAATTTCACGAACAATTTCCCGGTTTCATCCTGTAGGAATTCCACCTGAGTAGGATTCAACGGATAAAAGGCCGTGTAAGTAGTAATCGTATTTCCCCGGTTATCAATTGACTGTATATACATCGGGTAAATAAAACAGTTGTAATTCAGGTACAACTGCCAGATAACCTTTTCGATGAAATCCTTAGTGGTCATCAAAGGGTTAGGCTTAAACTTAAAGAGCCGGTTTAAGTTGTCCCCTTTCAGGATTGATATCATCCCGTCGTCATCCCGTATAACGTGCCGGGGCTGGAGCTTACTGCATTCAGTTGCTATCACGTCGATACTGTTCTGAACGATATCCGACACATAAATATTTTGTCCAAATTGTGAGAAGACGGGACTATAGCCGTTTAAGAATTTTGCGTACTGCATCTGGCTGTTGCCTTTTGAAAACAGCCCTTTAAAATAATCTCTTAAAGCCACATCATCACCCCTATACCGCCCGTTTAACGAGTTCGAGGAACTCTGACCGATTATCGATATAGACTCTGTAAGCAATTATCATGGTCACGGCGCCGTCAATCTTCTTATCCTCTTTGCCCTGGATCTTGACCGGCATAATTTCTTGTTTACTGTTCATAACAAAGGCCGTATTTTCAAGGCACCATTTGTCAATGGGGTTATTATTGTAGACTACCAGCTTGCTTCTCAAATCAATCTCAACAAGCTTCATAGGCTCAGACATGCTTCCCCATTCCTGTGATACCCGTTTGCATTCAAAGCCGTAATCCTCCATTTCCTTAACCCAGTAGACGGCTGACCACTTGTCATAACCAGTTTTGTAAATCCTGATATTGTAATTTTTGAACAAGTCAACATACCACTTCGTAACCAGTCGGAAATCGTTTTCGTTTCCCGGGGAAACCGTAATCAAATCCTGCCTTATCCAGTCTTCAAACTTGTCTTTATCGTCTTTCGGTAAGTCCCTGAGTTTTGATTCAGGTATAAAATATCGCTGGTAAAAATATTTCTTGTCGCTGCCCGGTTTCATTAGCATTATTTTTGAGCTTGCCAGGTCACCAGTTTTAGACAAATCCGTGGCGCCTATCGCAAAACCGTTTCTAAAGTCTTCAAGACTGAAGGTTTCAGGGTTTATTATATCTTCCGTACTCAACCAGGCAGCGGCGTTATTCTGCTTAATGTTAAAATCCTTTGCGAGTACGTACACACGGGTTGGCTTACTGGTCTTAGCCTCTTCGATCATGCTTCGAAGATAACTCCATCTTTTTATGGTCCCGAGACCGGGGTTGCTTTTAACCCAGGTTCTTTCATCCTGCCAGATTTCTGTTTCACTGTCCTGAGTGTAAAGCCATATAAGCCATCGGCGGCGGTCAAGTTCTCCGTTGAGCACCTGCCGGGCTTCCTTCATTCGACCGTCAAGATACCCGTCATTGACCAAGCCCTCAGTTGTAATCTCACCGTAGATCGGCTCTTCTTGGGTTGACAGCGCTTGCCGTATGGGCATAATAGATGAGTTATCTTTAAGCTCATGTATCTCATCAACAGAACCAACTCTGATATTTTTACCCTCTTTTGCGCTTGTCCTTGCCGATATCTTACGGATGTTTCCCTTGTTCTTATAGCTAAACTTGCCAGTCTTTTTTGGCTTTTTGGGGTTGCCAAAAAATATCCCCTTAATGTTTTTGCGGGTTACCCTTTCCAGTGCCGGGCTCTGTTCCCGCATTGCATCAATAGCCTGGAACATAAGGTCAGCCTGATCATAATCATTGCTGGAACAAAGTATCTTTGAGCCCAAAGGACCGCAAAAGAATTCTGCAAGATCCTGGGCGGACACGAAAGGCGTTTTGCCGTTTTTACGCCCGACCACAAGGAGATAATCCAGAAAAAGCCTTACCCGGCGCCCGATTTCTTCATCGTAAATCTTGAAAGAATAAAAAGCCTCAATGAAAGCCTTTTGAAACAGCTCCATAATAAATGGTTTGCCGGCAAAAGGCGCCTCAAAATGTTTACATTTCGTCTCGATAAACTTGATTCGCTTATGAGCATCCGTTAAATCAAAGGATATTTCCGGATCCTCAAAGTGATTTAATAAAATATCGAGCATCTGCATAAGCTCATGCCCGATAATTTCTTCACCGGATTTACATTTTTGAATGTATTCAAGCAGCCAGGAGTGAGTACCGTTATATTCAGTGTTCATTCAAACTCTTCCAGTTCGTCCTCATCTGAATCAATCATGCTTTTATTGAGCACACCGTTCAGCGTTTTAATAACTACAGCGTATGAATTGACGTTTTTAAGATACTGCCGAGCAGATTCAATCGGTTTTTGGATGTCCGGGTACTGCGGATGAATCTTAATCATACCCGTCTTTTCAAGTGACTGCCGCAGGCCAAAATTTTCAGCCTTGAGGAATGCGGCATCCTGGATGAGCCCTTCCACCAGCTTTGCTTTTGACGGTTCTACATCCTTAAAAATATCGGTCAGTTTCGCCAGTTCTTTTTGATACTCAACCTGTTTGGACATAGTTCAGAAAAGTTTCCTCCGATTTCAAAATTTACGGTCTGTATGCATC